GGCCCCCCACGTGCTGGCAGACACACTTCATGCAGTGCACTAAGCCCTCTGCCTTTTCACACCGTTTGGAGCTTCTCAGGTGATGTCCCGGAAGAGCCGTAGCGAGGTTGTTTACTCGCAGGCTTACTCGTATGGCCAGGAGAACTTGTTATTTCCGTTCTTCAATACTTCGGCCACGCAAGTCGGAACATTATTCTCGACTCAGGAAACTGAGTCAGAAGGTCACTACCTAGGCCTTCTAGGCAAGGGTAGTGCGGACATAGGGGGTGAATTTTTCACCGTAAGGGCGGACCATCGTTACAACAGTCCGTACCTGGAGGTTTGGTCCGGTACAGCACATGATAGCTCCTTCTTTCGAGGGCGCTTCCTGCCTGACCGAAACACATCTCCGTATAGTCTTGAGAGTACGTTTCCTTTGAGCTCCTCGTCTTCTACAGACCTGGATGCTCTAGGGACAACCGCTATTGCCAGGACTATACCCACTAATCCGGTAGTGAGTTTGGCTACCTTCTTCGGTGAACTCCGAGAGGGTTTCCCCAAACTTATCGGCTCTTCCCTCTTTCGGAACAGAACCCGCTCGGCCCTCAAAAGGGGTTCGAACGAGTACCTGAACTGGGAGTTTGGGTGGAAGCCGATGATTGCCGACGTGAAGAAGTGGATCCGCGCTGCTCGCCATGGTGATCAACTGTGGGAGCAATATCTGCGCGATTCCGGTCGACGCGTACGACGACACTACAACTTTCCTGAGACTAAGGTCGTGAGTGAATCAAGCGATGTGAGGCCGCCGAGCCCTCACATTGTCACCCCGATCTGGCAAGGTGGAGTAACCAACTTCACGACGATCCGTCGAGAGACGGTGACTCGCAAATCTTGGTTCTCTGGATCTTTCACGTACCACGCGGACGTTGATCCTGATGTCCTTCGGACGTGGAAGGGGCATATCCAGAGGCTCCAGAAACTTTATGGCGTGAAAATTACGCCAGATGTTCTCTGGAACCTCGCACCTTGGAGCTGGGCTGTCGATTGGTTTTCGAACACTGGAGATGTCATTACAAACATCTCTAGGTTCTCCGAGGACAGCCTCGTGATGCCGTATGGCTACATGATGGAAACTTCCATCAAAGAAGTAGAGTACGACATGCTGAATGTAACCCCTAAGGGGTATAACATTCCGCACTTGACTCAGACGTTCACCAATACGGTGAAAGTTCGGAGGCAAGCCACGCCTTACGGTTTCGGACTTGACCTTGCAGATCTCACTGCAAGGCAGTTGGCTATCATAGCCGCCTTGGGTCTTACCAGGCGGTGACGGCCAACACTTACCCTCAACCTGCCGGTTAGTTACCGGTCTGTAAGGAGCATCGCCATGGGCTTCGCTGATCCGGAAACGGTTACGCTGCCTACTGCAGGCGCACAGGCTATGGCGCGGACGGGTTACCCCAATCCGCACGCTGCCGAGTGGAAGACGGCCGATGACCTTTACTCTCTTTTTGTGTCTCACGACACGAAGAAGCGTGATAGGTCTGTCGTCTCGTTTACCCGCAATATCCTAGCAGCTGATCCATACGTGCCGACCAATTACAATCTGGTCTACATGCGTGCTCAGCTCATCCTCGATCGCCCTATCTTCGGCCTTACAGCCGCGCAGGAGATTGATACCATGGCAGGCTTCCTGACATGGTTGACAGCTTCTAGCAACGCCAAGGCCCTGTTGGTACAGGGGCACGGGGTCTAACCGTTCTAAGCGCGTGGTGGCCTTAGTCACCACGCGCACGGTGAAGCATCCTCTGGCTCAGGACGAGTCCCTCTCTTGGAGGTATCGTGAAAAGCCTGTTGATGCTATGGGAAAAGGCCGCCCAGGAACTGGGAGGCTGGTGTCAGGTCAGCACGGTTCGCGACGCACAAACGCTTCGCGAACGCAGTGGACACGAAGGGCAGTCGTTTCTCACGATTACCCTGCCACAGTTCTGCTCGGACTTCGAAAAAAGTCTCGATCAGGGTTCTGTCGCCTCTAATTCCTTCGCCGGTTTCCGGCGTCGGAAGGGTCTCCCTGTGTTTCTACAGGGTTTCCTTAGTCGTGTCTTCTCCAGTGATGGATGCTTACTTCAGAAACCTGATGTCGACGCGATCCAGTCCATTCGCCAGCTAACGCTGATGTTTGGAAAGATTCTCGCCCGCTGCACCCCCAAAAGGGAACATGCAGCCTTACTACGGTTTCTGGAGTGTGAGCAGGATGTCATACGCACGGACCAAGGTCTCACTCAGAGTGATCTTAGCGCTTTTGGGCGCGTGGGTCGTCTTCTGTGTAATGACCTCTTTACCCTCATGGATTGTAGAATTTACGAGGGAAGAGTCGTGCCTCGGCATGGACCTGGTGTTACTGCCGACGGCCTTGTGGCCAATGGAAAGTATCGTCAGGTCGAGTGGCCTCAAAGGCTGGAGAAATTGTTTCCTGCCCTCGACTTCATTCTTCCGTCCCCTAGATATTGGACGGAGCTTGACCGAGTTGACTTCCTCGAACCTGGTCAGGAACGGCCCGTCAGGGTTGTTCCCGTTCCTAAAACGCTTAAGACACCACGAATTATCGCGATCGAACCAACTGCCATGCAATACGCACAGCAAGGTTTGCTCGAGATGTTTCGTGTCGGAATGGACAGTGATTTCTTGCTGTCCAAATTCGTGTCTCTTGGGGACCAAACTCCTAATCAAAGGATGGCCCTCAGCGGATCCCTTTGCGGGGACCTCGCGACCTTGGATCTTTCCGAGGCCTCAGACCGTGTCTCAAATCAGCTCGTACGAGAGCTCACAAGGTACCATCCATGGCTCTCACAGGCTATGGACTGTACCCGCTCTCGAAAGGCCGATGTTCTTGGTAAGACATTACGTCTCGCCAAGTACGCGTCTATGGGTTCAGCTACCTGCTTCCCGGTTGAGACACTTGTTTTCCTTACTTGTGTCTTCGTCGGCATAGAGAGGTGGCTTAAGCGTCCTCTTCGTCGTCGTGATCTCAATGATTACGTCGGCAGCGTGCGCGTGTATGGGGATGACATAATTGTTCCCATCACTACGACCAGCTCTGTGATCAGTTCGCTCGAGACCTTTGGTTTTGTTGTGAACTCACGTAAGTCTTTCTGGACTGGTAAGTTCAGAGAGTCTTGCGGGAAGGAATATTACGACGGTCAGGACGTTTCAATCGTCCGCGTACGTAACTTTCTTCCTTCGTCACGGAAGCATGTTCGGGAGTTGGTGTCCACTGTTGCCCTCAGGAATAACTTCTTCCTGGCAGGCATGTGGAATACTGCCAAACACCTTGACGAGTGCCTATGGAAGCTTATACGCTTTCCCGCGGTTCTCGCCACATCTCCCTGTTTGGGTAGGCTCTCCTTTCTCGGGTACGACTCTGAGAGAGAGTGTCCGCGACTTCATCGCCCTCTTGTGAGGGGCGTTAGAGTTGTGCCTAGACTGCCAAAGTCTAAACTTGACGGTCTCGGTGCCCTGCAGAAGTTCTTCCTGAAGAGGAGTGATCTACCCCTCGAAGAAGGACATCTGGAGCATGCCGGAAGACCCCGGATCTTCGACATCAAATCCGGGTGGATCTCCTCAACTTAATGTTGAGGGGAAGATGGTGTGAGATTAACCATCAAGGGAG